TGAACGACAAGATGGTAAGACTCTGAACTTCGCCCTTTTATACGGAATGGGCTACAGAAAATACAAGACATACGCGGCACAGAGCGGCAAGATGCTGTCCCTATCGGAGGCGAAAGTTGCGCACGCTGCGTTTCATGCTGCGTATCCACGCCTGCGTATGTGGCACCGCGAGCGGGCGGCTCTGGTCGAAGACGGATGGGCTTATGTACGTACAGCGTGCGGACGTCGCAGGCTCTTAAGTTACGACGACGCAACAATGATGTGCTCAGCTAACACTTTGATCCAAGGCAGCGGAGCAGACATTCTCAAGATCGCCATCGCAGATCTGAACGAACATTTAAACGAAAATGTGCGAATGGTTGCGTGCGTGCACGACGAAATTGTGTTAGAAGTCAGAGAGGATCTTGCTAATAAATACAAAGAGGTGCTGGAAACCGCCATGATCCAAGCGGCTCAAAAAGTGTTAACATCTGTCCCAGCATCAGCAGATGCGAATGTTGGCGATTCATGGGCCGCTAAATGAGTAAGCTAGTTAAGATCGAAAAAACTGCCGAGAAAGAAGTCTTTGCTATTAAGTTAGGAAAGACTTACTTGGCGGTAGTAAATGCGGATGACGATCTGTATTTTCTCCCGTCTCTGTACGAATCACCGCTGGTAGCTTGCAACGCAGCTAGAGCAGAGAAACGGAAAAACAGTATTAAGCTGAACGTTAAGAAAAAAGTAAATAGTACGCAATCTAAGAAAAGCACTAAGATAGCGAAGGTAAATTCCCTCTACACCGAGGAGGAGATGTCCTCGCGCCCCCACTTACGCTTCCGAGAGGTCTGGGTGATCCTGAACCCACGTGGGGAGTTTGTCGAGAAAGCAATCGAGGACGCGACTCTCGTTAAGTACCAAACGGATCAGGCAAAAGCTGAAATATTTAAAAGTTACGAAGACGCTTTGTTTAAGTTAAAAACACTCGATATGGTCGTTAGGAAAGGACATTATCTTCGAAGATTCTTCGAAGAGGTAAAATAAGTGAATGGCCGAGAAGCAACCTGAGTACGGTTTCCGTTTAGCCGGAGAGGCGATGCGTCCCGGAGTAAACGTAAACGCTCCTGCTGTTACTGGGTTGATTCCACGGATTCCGTTAGCGGCGAAACGAGGGATGGCGAGGGTGGCGCCCGACGAAGACAATCCTCGCGTTGCTCAAATTCGTAAGAAGATGCAAGAACAAACAGCGCCCACGCGGCAGGAAAAAGCCGCTGTGCAAAAATCTGCGTTTATGAACTATAAGGATTTACTGTAAAAGCTCAAAACTTGCTACGATCGTAGAAGATAAAGCTTAGTCGCGTGGCTGTTCGGCGTCGTCCTTCCTACGGGTTCTCGTTAGCGGGTACTACTCTCGGTGTAAGTCCCGAAGCGGGCGTCTCGAAGAGCACCCTAGCTCAGCTGTTTCCTGAAATCGACTTCGGTGCCACAGCAGCAACTACAAAGCCGGAAGAAGTAGAGAAGCCCGAAGAGACGACTACCACAACTCCGACAACCGGAGTTAGCGCAATTGGCGCTGAGGAAACAGTTCCAGGGTCCGAGTTTCAGAAGTATAACTTAGAAGGTAAATTAACCTACGGCGCACCGTTTAACATTCAAGTCGGTCCTACCGGACCCCGAGGACGGGGCAGTCGACTAGGTTACTCCGGTAGCGTTGCCACGCCGGAGCAAGTTGGGGCTGCTTCCCAATCCTCGGTCGAGCTCCCGCGATATGAAACGCCAGAGTTCGACTATTCTCCCTTCGAGAATCTACTCGAACAAGGTCGAGGTATTCTGAGCAGCATTCAGGAAGCCGCACAGAAAATGACACCTGATACTGTCGACACGACAACAGAGACTGATACTATCGACACGGCAACAGAGACTGATACAACTACTCCGACGACCGGTCCCACTCCGACGACCACTCCTGTTCGTCTTCAGGTGAAGGAAGCTGCTGCAGCTGGAGGTAAATCGACAACTTTAGGTAGAAGCGGCGTTAAAGGTCTGCTGTCTCAGGGAGTCGATCCGAATCAAATCGAGAAGCAGGCGCGTGCTGCCGGGGTATCACTGGGTAGCAAGGCACAAAGTGCTGTGGATCGTGCGCAAGTGCAATCAATCGCCCAAGCACCAATCAGCTTACAAAAACAGGTACAGCAAGTTGCCAAAGCGACTGACTCTGGAAAAATTACTCAATCCGCTGTTAGAGCGCTCATCAGCAGCGGAACTAGCCCAGCACGCATTGAGAAAGTTGCAGCGAAACAAGGTATCGATATCGGAAAACAAGCTCAGCGACTGATCGAAAAGTCGCAGGAGAAGAAGAAGAAAAAGTGAATCAATACTCAATTGAACTTGAGCGTAATAACAAAAAGTTGACCTTAGCCGTCCAATCAAACGACACCGCCCACGTCCAAGCGCAGGCCGTGGACATCTGCAGAGCTGTAGACGCTACACAATACTCTATAAGTTACGAACAAATCGAAGAATCTCAGTTAGCTAAGTTGTTCCGCGACTTAGCTTTCAACAACTTCGAGTACACGAAGTGCTTCGAGTGGAAAGGTTCGTTCTCGAACAAGCAACCGTGCTTTTACGTATTTGGAAAACGAATATATGTTCGTTACTCAATTCTCCAATATTTGGATATCCCAAAGGACAACTACTATCCCAAACCACGCTGCGGTAATGCAAACTGCATTAACCCTCTGCACTTCGATTACAAATCGGCAAAGCACTCGAAGCTCTCGCCCGGTGACATCGAAATCCTCAAGGCGCAGCGACGCGAAAGAGCGAGCGTAAACCAAATCGCCAAAATTTTAAAGGTACACAGAGCAACTATTTACAGGCACTTACAACAAGTAGCCTGATTTAACGACAAACCTTGTGGGTGCTGGTATCATGGTGCCGTTCGACTGCTGTCGGACACTCAAACCAAACCGGAACCATGAACGTTTTTATCCTCGGCCTTCGGGTCACAGCGGGCGCCGCTGAAGACGACGGAACTGTAAATGTACTTGCAGAGTCCCTGCCCTCAAACGAAAAGCGTGTTGCGACCAAAGTCCAGCTGCTTCAAAAAGCTGATCACTATGTCGGCAAGCTTCTGAAGAAATTTGAAGAAGGGCAAACCATCTTAGCGATTGGTCCCACGCGGCCAACGCCTGATGGTGTGCTGCAAATGCAACCCATGCTCGTAGTAACAGAGGAGAACTTTCAGGATCTTCTGGCTATCAATCTTTTCATCGCAACCGGTGGCCTGGGTCCTAAAGCTGAAGAGATGGAAATCGGTGATAACACAGTCACCAACAGGTCTCTTGCATGGCAAACTGAAGACCAAGAAACCGCGTGGATGAAGCTATCCGCGTGGGGAGAGCTCTCAGCACAACTCGCTGAACTAGCCCCCGGAACCCCGACGATTGGTGTTGGTAAGGTTTCGACCGCAGAGAAGGACGACAAGTCTTACCTCAACTACAATCTGGATAAGGTCCTTTACTTGCCTAAGGCATCGCGTAAAGCACCTGTAAAAGCAGCCGACCCCGAAAAGGGTAAGGTTGCCGCTGCTGCTCTCGGTTCGATCGACTTTTCCCTCTGATTTCTGCTGACCATGTTTATCGCTGGTGATTTTTCGGAATCCGAAATCCTCTGCAACATCCCGCCTCACACTCTGCGCATCGATCTTCAAGCTCGCCGCTGGAAGTCTGACGTTGACCCCGACAACGCCATCGTAGATCGCAACGACAACGGTATTCCTATTGAGTTCATCCTCATTGGATTCACACCGTACTTCGGCAACCTCGGTATGCGGAACCAAGAGGAGTTCCTCCGTATCGCGTACATCGGTGTGTCTCCCAACCACCGGCTGCTCCCGCCTCGGTGTGTCACGACCTCAATGATTTCTGGTAAATCCAGCCAGAAAAATTTCATCGCTTACTTCCAGACCTTGTATAACAATCGCATCAACTGTGCGTCTGTTATCACTTCGACTAAGTTCGTTACCCGATCCTTTAACGAGCGTGATCCGGTTACCGGCGCAGACGGGGCGAAGATCAACTTCAACTGCCTCGATTTCAGCGACCGCCCCGCTCAGAACGACGAAGAGGGGAAACTCCTCAAGGACGTGTCTGAGTGGCTGGCGAAAGACGGAACCGCCATGGCGGCAAACGCACTGAAGAGCAGCATCCCTGGCGCTGACCTGATCGAACTACCTCTGGGCAGCGATCACACTGCGCTCAAAGCTGAATTCGCAGCCACGCGGGGTCAGGCTCCCGAGCGCACGTTCGATGCACCCGAACCCGAGGCTAAAGCTCTGAAGTCTGCCGAACCGCCTTCCCCCAAAGGGAAGAAGGTGGAGTTAACCGAAGAACAAGCGAAAGCACTCGGGATCGATTTCTGAGCTAACGTAAACACGAAGCCAAGGTCGGCGGTCTTCCTCGGAAGGCCGCTTTTATTATGTATCTCAATTGCATCTCAACAAAAATAAAACAAAACGGTGAGTGGGTGTGTCTCTACGTCGAAGACAAAGGTTTCGTTTACAACGTGGGACTCACAATTCACAAATCGAGACGTGCGGCAAACGACTGGTACTGGAATCGTAAGAACAGACGAGCCCGCTCGGTTCTAAACCGTCAACATCCACGTTCTGTGACTGCCTTACGTACTGCGTTAAGGATGCTGAAATTACACCTACAGATAGCAAACGATAAACCCTATATGATTATGCCTCGAACAGAACGGACCGCTGCCTTAGCTAAGTACCTTAGGCGGCTGGGGTTTCGGGAGTATCAACAGGGTGAACAATCTCTCTACTTGCTAACAACTCATCAAACGCCGGAAGAATGACTTTGTTCCGAGCGCACCACGAGGCGAGGCTGGAAAACAATCGTTTATTGATCAGGGACTGCTTGTGCACCATCTCAAGAATCTGTAAAAGCCCGTCTTTATCCAGTTTCTTAGCATCCATCATCACTCGCTTATGTAAAAACTCCTGTTCCTGACTCATCCAATCGAGTTGCATACCGATAGAGCTGCTTCCTCAACGTTAATCACAAAAGCGGTCAACGCTCAAGCCGTTTGCTAAGCTCCACACATTCTTCCGTTTTACACATGGCGTCGTTTTACACAATCCCCGAAGGCGTAACGCATCAACTGATCAAACACAGCTACATCCAAGGATCAATACTAGTCCCATATGATCCAAACGATACTTTAAGCGACCAACTGCGAGCGCACAACTTTACAGTTACAACTAACAAGGACACCGATAACTTGATTAACCCGATTTGGTGGACGACCATGCGAGACAAACAATATGACTGGGTTATCGCCAATACAACAGGTATCAACGATTACAGCGAGTACATACTTGACTACGGTATCCAAGTTGCTAAGGAAGGCATAGCAGTACTCGATCGACTTTCATTTATCGAACCGGTCACGAAGCGTCGGAACTTCCTGTTGTCGAACAAGCTGTCGAACATGATCATCTTGTCGCCACGGCCTCGTTTCAGCTCGGTCAGCGCGTCTCGTGATTCGGTAACGAGTTGCTGGTTTGTCTTCCAGCGCCCGGATAAGTGGATGGATGGCACTCACGTGTCATACGCTGTAAATTGGGACGCAGCTCAAACGCTCCCTCCCCTCGATGACATCGCAATCAAGTAAACTTGAGAAGTTCCAGCGTGCTGTGTGCGATAGGTTAGATAAGACGAATGAAAAACTCGATCGGGTTATTGCCTTACTGGTATCAGCACAGCTCCTCGAAGAGTGCGTCTCACCCGAGGGAGAGATCCGCGATGCCCAACAGTGCGCGGAGATTGTTGTTGAAAGTTATTCAGCAGGTCTATGCCTCACCGAAGAGTTGACAACTCGCACTCGGGATATCGAGTACCAAAAGTCCGAATTCTTTGTATATGAGGACGAAGATGAGGACGAGGAAGATGATGATAGTGATGAAGATGACGGACCTGAAAATCCTGGACTTTTTTCTATGGCGTTCTGAATTAATCGATTAAGATGTGTCCAAGTTGACACATCTAACGTGTCCCAAACACGACTTACTCTCAACGGATTACGTCATTACAGATGTGATGGTGTTGATGTTCCGCTTCCTTCCGTAACGAGCGTTCTTTCTGCCACGCAAACCGAGGAAACACGTAAGAAGTTAGCTCACTGGAACTTAGCTAACCCCGGCGCCGCCGATATGGCGGCAGAAAGGGGCACATGGATACATAATAGCGTAGAGAATCACATTAGAGGCCTAGCGGTAAGCCCTCCCGCTCAATACGCTCCATACTGGAAAGACGTACCCGAGAAAGTAGATGAACTCTTAGAAGGCGGTCGCGTTCTGTGGAGCGAAAAGCCGTATAACAAACCAGAGTGGCACAAATATGTAGGTGAAGATGGCGTGGGTCGTCTTCACTTTTACGATCCAATCAAAGCTCAGGGGTACGCGGGGTGCCCAGACATCATCTACCAGGACGGAAATGGCGAGTTAATCCTGGGTGACTTCAAGACCAGTAACGGTCCGTACAGTTATAAATTCCCCAGCTCGAAGGTCGAGATGGAGGACAAACTCCGGAAGGCTCTCGTCTCTGGAGTTTTTAAATTGAAGAAAACGAAGCTGCAATTAGCTGCTTATACAATCGCAGCGGAAGCTTGCTTAGGCATCAAAATCAACAAAACTCAAATCATCGTAAGTACTGCAGTTCCCGAATTTTCTGTTCAAGTATTTACTTTCGGACCCGAGGATTTGAAAAAAGACAAACAAATGTGGTTCGAAGTCTTACGTAAGTTTTATGAGACTCGGCTTGCGTAGGCTTGGGTTTTTTGATTAAACCCCTGCAACCACGCGGGGATCCGTGGCACAATGGCTCTGCGCAGGGGAACCATGCTTTTTTTCTACTCCAAAAATCAAAAAGTTCGTCAGTTTGTAAACCCCAAAACTGGAAAGATAAATCCAGGTGGAAACTTCAGATCATTCAATGAAAACTGGGAAGCGTCAGAAGCAGACGCCGAGACGATCGCCAAGGCCACGGCTGACGGTGACGGTCTCTGCGCGTGGCATCTGGTAAATGGTAAGAGGGTTAAAGATTCGACCGGCACAATTAAAGCTGGTCTCGTGATTATCGACATCGATAATCAAGCAGATCACAAAGATGAGAACGGAAACAAAGTACAAAAGCAAGAGCTAACTGTAAAAGAAGCTCTGGATCTGGATATATGCAAAAAGTATCTCAGCTTTGCGTATTACTCGCCGAGCACGACACCCGAGTGGCCTCGCTTCCGTCTCGTCTTTGGACTCGAAAGACCCATTGTCGACCCGGATTTCTACCAGTGGTTCGTACGGGAGATCGCTGAGCAGATCCCTGGTTCAGATCGGCGAGCAACTCAAGCCGTCAACCTGTTCTACGGAGGTAGGTCCGATCAAGATTTAATCTGTTGGTCACACAAATACATACCGGGCTCAAAAATAAACGAGGGATTCCA